GGTCCGAAAAACCGGGCAAAGGTCGCAAGACATTTTTTAAGGAGGGCAGGACATTGGCGAACAAGACCGGCAGATCCGCGAGGAAGCCGGCGGCATCGAAGAAGGTGCCGACCACATACGAGGAGCTTCTGCGGATGGCGAAGCAATACGGCGTGGATCAGAACGCCCTGTTCCTGGCTGCGGCGAAGCAGTACGACCTCCAGCAGCGCGTGATCGAGATGCTGAAGGCCGGCATCGAGGAAAGCGACCTGGTGACGAGCAAAACGTACATTTCCGGCCAGGCGAACGATTACGCGGCGCCTCTGGTGAAGGAACTGCCGAAGCACAGCGACGCGGCGAACCGGACGGCCGGGATCATCCTGGACATCATCGTGAAGCTGGGACAGAAGCCGGACGAGACCGCCGGCGGGCTGGAGCTGGATCTTGATGCAATCTAAGAATTACATCCTGATCTACTACCAGCAGATCAAGGACGGGTCGGTCACTGTCGGCAAATGGATCGAGCGGTGGTATGAGTACATCGTCCACGGCCTGGAGGAAAAGCGGTTCACTTTCGACCAGAAGAAGGCCGCCAGGGCGATCGCGTTCATTCAGCAGTATTGCCGGCACCACGAAGGCCCGCTGGCCCCGCAGCTGATCACGCTGGAGGTGTGGCAGAAGGCGCTGATCAGTGTGATCTTCGGGATCATGGACCAGGACGGCCTCCGCCAGTTCCGTGAGGTGCTGGTGGTGATGGGCCGAAAGAACGGCAAAACGCTCCTGGACGCGGCGATCGCCGTGTATATGATGATCGCTGATGGCGAGTATGGCGCCCGCGCCTTCTTTGTGGCGAGCCGGCTGGACCAGAGCCGGTTGGCGTTTGAAGCCTTCTACCAGATGATCAGCAAGGAACCGAAGCTGGCGGCGAAGGCGAAGAAGCGCCGGACGGACGTGTACTTCGCTGAGAGTAATTCCTCCGCGATGCCGGTGGCCTTCAGCGAACGGAAAACGGACGGCCTGAACCCGTCGTTCGTGTCGCTGGACGAGCTGGCCAGCTGGCGCGGGGACGCCGGCCTCAAACAATACGAAGTATTCAAAAGCGCCCTGGGCGCCCGGAAGCAGCCGCTGATGTTCGGCATCACGACAGCCGGGTATGAGAACGAGGGCATATACGACGAGCTGGTAAAGAGATCTACAGCGTTACTGAACGGGAACAGCCGGGAAACCAGGCTGGCCCCGTTTTTGTATATGATCGACGACCCGGAGAAGTGGAACGACATCGACGAGATCCGGAAGGCGAACCCGAACCTGGGCGTATCCGTCAGCGTGGATTACATGCTGGAGGAGATCGCAGTCGCGGAGGGCTCGCTTAGTAAGAAGTACGAGTTCCTCTGCAAATACTGCTGCGTGAAGCAGTCGAGTGCCAGCTGCTGGTTCCCGGCGGAGATCGTGAAGAAGATGTTCGGGCACCGGTTGACCTTAGAGGAATGCCGCAACCACTACTGTCTGGGCGGCATCGATATGTCCCAGAGTACGGATCTCACGAGCTGCTGCATTTTGCTGGAGAAGGACGGGATCATCTGGGTGCACAGCCACTTCTGGCTGCCGGCGAACCGGATCAAGGAAGCCACGCAGCGAGACGGTATTCCCTACCAGATCATGATGGACCGCGGCTTCCTGAGCGTGTCCGGCGAGGAGTTCATCGATTACAAGGACGTGCTGAACTGGTTTGTGCAGTTGGTGAAGGAATACAAGATCTTCCCGCTGCAGGTGGGATATGACCGGTACAGCGCCCTGGAGCTTTGCCAGGCGATGGAGAAGGCGAGCTTCCACATGGACAGCGTCTTCCAGGGCTGGAACCTGACCGGCATCGAGGACACCTTTGAAGGGATGCTCCGGGAGGGCCGGATCAGGGACATGGATGACAACGACCTGCTGAAGATCCACATGATGGACGCGGCTCAGCAGATTGAGACCGGCACCTCCGCGCATCCGCGGAAGAAGCTGGTGAAACTTAGCAAGAACGCACACGTCGACGGCGTCGCGGCCATCCTGGACGCGATGTGTATGAGGGCGACCCACTGGGCCGAGATGGGCCGGCGGTTAATGAACGCGGGGTGATATTGTTGGGACTGATGGAAAAACTATTCGGTAAGAAGGAACAGCCGGCAGCGGTGAAAGCGCAGCACACTTTCCAGCTGCTGGACGGGTACACCCCGGCGTTCCACACCTGGAACGGGTCCGTCTTCGAGTCGGATCTGATCCGGGCGGCGCTGGATGCGCACGGCCGGCACGCGGCGAAACTGCAGTTCAACATTGAAGGCAGCGCGAAGCCGAACCTGCAGAACCGGCTGAAGGTGCAGCCGAACCCGTACAACACATGGAGCCAGTTCCAGTATCGGACGGCCGTGATCCTCTACGCGAGGAACACGGCTTTTTTAGTGCCGACGCGCGGCGAGTACGGCGAGGCGAACGGCGTGACGGTGATTCTGCCGGACCGGTGGGAGCTGGTGGAGTACAACGGGACGCCTTACATCCGGTTCTGGCTGCCAAACAACAAGCGGCTCGCCTGCAGCCTGTATGAAGTCGGCATCCTCACCCGCTACCAGTACAAGAGCGACCTGTTCGGCGACAGCAACGACGCGATGAAGGCCACGCTGGACCTGATCGAGATGCAGCGCCAGGGAATCATCGAAGGCATTAAGAACAGCGCGACGTACAGGTGGAGCGCCCAGAGCGACAACTGGGCGACGGATGAGGACCTGGCCAGCGAGATGGACAGGTTTAACAAGTTTACTTTCCAGAACAAGAAGACCTCCGGCGGCCTGGTGCTGTTCCCGAACACCTACACGAACGTGCAGCAGGTGAAGCAGGAAGCCTACAAGGTGGATCCGGATCAGCAGAAGTTGATCAAGGACAACGTGTACGACTACTTCGCCGTCAATGAGGACATCGTCCAGAATAAAGCCTTCGGCGACGCCTGGCTGGCCTTCTATGAGGGCGCGGTCGAGTGGCTGGCCATCCAGCTGAGCGACGTTATGACCCGGATGTTCTTCTCTGAGCGGGAGCGGCAGTTCGGCAACCGGATCTTCTTCACATCGAACCGGCTGCAGTACATGTCGAACGCCGACAAGATGAACGCGATCAGCCAGATGGCGGACCGGGGCCTGATGACCCGGAACGAGCTGCGCGAGATCCTAAACCTGACGCCGCTGCCGGAGCCCTACGGATCGCAGATCCCAGCTCGCGGTGAGTATTACGACATCACGAACCCGCCGGAGGACAAGGCGGGCGAACCTGACGGAGGTGACACGGATGGACAATAAAGAGACCAGGGCCTTTTCCTTTGAGGTGAGGGCCGAACAGAACGAACAGCACGGCACATTCATCACCGGGACGCCGATCGTGTTCAACCAGGCGACGGACCTGGGATGGTGTGAGGAAACGATCAGCGAGCGGGCGCTTGAGGGCACTGACCTGAAGGACGTCCGCTTTTTGATTGGGCACAACACGGGCATGATCCCGCTGGCGAGGAGCCGGAACAACAACGAGAACAGCACCATGCAGATGACGGTCACCGACCGCGGCATGGAGATCCGCGTGGATCTGGACACAGATAACAACGCGGAGGCGAGAGCGCTTTATTCCGCGGTGAAACGTGGGGATATTTCCGGAATGTCCTTCATGTTCATCGTTGATAAAGATTCGTGGGCGGATGCTGAGAGCGACTATCCGAAGCGCACGGTGGAGCACATCAAGACCGTGCTGGAGGTCAGCGCCGTGGCGTTCCCCGCATACCCGCAGACAGACCTGCAGGCGGCATCCCAGGATGGAGCGCTGGACAGCGCACGCGCCTCACTGGAGAGTGAGCGGACGCGGCTGAAGGAAGAGCGGGAGGCCAGAGAGGCCGAAGCAGCTGAGCAGGCACGCCGGACGGCGGCTCTGGAGCGGCTGAACAATCTTATCGGAGGGATCAACAAATGAATGATTTGACCCAGAAGACCGTGGAAGAGCTCGAAGCCCGTCAGGCGGAGATCGCCGGCGAGAACCGGGACGAAATGACCACGGAAGACATCGAAGCGCGGGCCGGAGAGCTCGAAGCCATACAGGCTGAGCTGGAAGCCCGCAAGGCTGCCGCCCTGAAGGCGGAAGAAGAGCGCAAGGCTGTTGAAGCCGGCGCCGGTGAAACCAAAGAAGAATTTAAACAGGAGGAAAAGAAAATGGAAGTTTCCGAAATCCGCAACAGCCCCGAATACCTGGAGGCTTATGCCAACTACATCCGCAGCGGCCATGACAACGAGTGCCGCACCGTGCTGCTGAGCAAGAACGCGCCCGCGTCCGGCCAGCTGCCCGTCCCGGACATGGTCGAGGCGACCATCAAGACCGCCTGGGAAAAGAACGAGTTCCTGAACAAGATCCGCAAGACCTACTTCCGCGGCAACCTCCGCGTCCCGTTCGAGCTGAGCGCGACCGGTGCCTGGAAGCACGTTGAAGGTACCACGGGCCTGACCGAGGAAGAAATCACCATCGGCATCGTGCAGCTGATCCCCGCGAACATCAAAAAGCTGGTCCGTGTGACGGATGAGTGCATCACGATGGGCGGCGAGGAATTCATCCGCTACATCTACGATGAAGTGACCTACCAGATCCTGAAGGAACTGGTGAAGGAAATCATCGACAAGATCGACGATGCCAGCACCAGCAACAGCTCTTCCGCCATCGGCATCCCGAAGGTGAAGGTTGCCCCCGGCCTTGTGGTTCTGGCCAACGCCGCCACCAACCTGAGCGAGGACGCGACCGACCTGTGCGTCGTGCTGAACCGCCTGACCGAAGCGAAGTTCAACACCGCGTACGCCGCCGGCCAGTTCGCGATCGATCCCTTCGCGGGCTTTACCAAGGTGTACTGCTCTGCCCTGCCGGCCTATGACACCGCCAGCGAAAACGACATGTACGCCATCGTGGGCGACCTGAGCGCCATCCAGGTGAACTATCCCGAAGGCGAAGGCCTGGTTATCAAGTGGGACGACATGAGCGAATCGGAAGACGACCTGGTGAAGGTTGTCGGCCGTCAGTATTCCGGCTTCGGCGTGACCGCTCCCGGCCGCCTGGTCAAGCTCACCAAGCCCGGTGCCTGATGAAGGCGAAACTGCTGCGGGATTGCAAACCGTTCGGAAGGACCGGGGAGATCGTTGAGGTTTCCCCGGCCCATTTTGAATGGCTGGAATCCCTCGGATACGCCGTGCCGGTGACGGAAGCCAGGGAGCGGGCGGAAGCACCACAGGCTGAGAAGCCTGCAGAAAAGACGGCGGCGAAGAAAACAACCAAATCCTCCGCAAAAAAGTAAATACTCATGCGGATTTGAAAGGAAGCAATGAAACATGAAACTGATGGTGGCTGTGCCGACGGTGGACTATGTCCACGCGGAGTTCCTCAAGAGTTTATCGAGATTATGCCTGCAGCTTGGCAAGGACGGTATCGACGCGGAGGTTGAGATCTGCGCGGCGTCTCTGGTGTATATCGCCAGGAACAGACTGGCGCATCTGGCCATCCAGCGCGAATGCACGCATGTACTGTGGATTGACGCGGACATGACGTTTGAACCGGACATCCTTGACAGCCTGCTGTGGTGCGGAAAGGACATGGTTTGCGGTGCTTTTGTGGGAAGGCGGCCCAAATACAGTCCATGTGTCTATACGTCAATCGAAGATCCGGGAAACATGAAGCCGGTGGAAAACTTCGGCGTGGAACCGTTCCGTGTTGACGGATGCGGTTTTGCTTTGGTGCTGACAAGCGTAAGCCTGCTGAAGGATGTGTGGGACAGGTTCGGGACCTGCTTCCGGCCGAACGAGGATTACAGTGAGGACCTGGCATTCTGCGACCGGGTGAAAAAGATCGGCGGGGAAATCTGGTGCGAGCCGACGGCAAGGGTCGGGCACCTGGCCATCGTGCCGGTGTATCCCGGCGAGCATCTCTTCGGAGGTGGCGAGGGATGATCCGCGTACTGATCGCCGCGCCGCTGCGGCAGGATCCGAAGATCTTCGAGGAATACCAGAAGGGGCTGGACAGCCTCATCATACCGGACGGCGTAAGCGTCGACCGGTTTTTTGTTGTGAACGACTGCCCGGAGGTGATCCCGTATATCCGGGACGCTGAGTATGTCGAGATCAACAGCGACAACGTAACGATGTACCAGAACCACCTGTGGACGGGGGAACTGGTCGGCAACATGGCAACCTACCGGAACCTGACGATCCGGAAGGCGCTGGATGGCGGGTATGATTACCTGCTCAGCGTGGACACGGACCTGGTGCTGGAACCGCACACCCTTGAATACCTGCTGAAGGCGGACAAGGACTGCGTGGCCGGGCTGTTCTGGACGAACGGCTGGAGCAACGCGTGGATGTACGACCAATGCGCCGTGAACAACTTGCCGGAATGGCATGTGCCCGGCACATACCAGGTCGGCGGTACCGGGGCGCTGTTCCTGATCAAACGGAAGGTGCTGGAGGCGGGCGTTGACTACTCGCCAATCCCGAACCTGCGGAAAGCCGTGTTCGGAGAAGACAGGTACTTCTGCATCAGGGCAGTGTGCCACGGGTTCGAGATCTGGATCGACAGCCACTGCTACCCGGTACATCTATACAAGGAACAGGACTACAGAAACTACATGGCGGGAGAGGTGAAACCATGTTTCAGGAAGTGAAAGATACGCTTCCGATCAGCGGCGACGATTATGACGCCCAGATCATTATGGAGATCAAGGCCTGTGCGCTTGACCTGACCACTTCGGCAGAGATCACGCTGCCGGGCACGATCGCGATCACGCGGACACAGAACCAGCAGGGCGTATGGACCATCACGGACACCAGCACCCTGACGGATGAGCTGATCACGACCGCGATCTCCGTATGGTGCAACATGCGGATCGGAAACCCGCCGAACTATGACAACCTGCTGAAGGCTTACGAAAGCCTGAAGGGCCAGCTGCGGCTCAGCAAGTCCTACACACAGTACGGGGAGGCGGAAGAGGCATGAGGATGTTGACCAGCTGCGTGCTGATCGGCTTCAGCCCGGACGCCCATGAGGTCGGCACGGATCCGGTGAGCACAAGGCGCACGGTGAAGTGCCAGGAGCTCAGCCTTACCCAGGCGGAGATCTACCAGGCCGCCGGCACGGGCCTCAATCCTGAGGCGAAGCTGCTGATCCCGTATGACAGGGACTACAAGGGCGAGCGGGCGCTGGAGTACAAGGGCGAACGCTGGACCGTTCTGCGGAGCGATCCGTACAAGGACTGGAACGGCGTGATCCTGACGATCCGGCGGGTGAAAGGCAACAGCAGCGAACCGGCAGACCCGGTCGTACCGCCGGCGCCTGCGCAGGAGGTGGGTTAAATGCCTGAAGAGTATACGGCCTTAGTGACTGCTCTGAAGAACATAACCCAGGGCACAAGCCCGGATCCCGTCGTGAAGCTGCCGATGGCTGAGGATGATTGGAACACACGGCCGGACACCGTGAGCTACGGCACTGTTCGGCTTGACTTCGAGGTCGATGCGCTGAACGGTGACAACCGGAAGGTGGCAGCGGCATATGAGGGCAGTGTGGACCTGTACAGCCTCAACCGTGACGGCGCCGGCTGGATCCCGCTGATTTGCGCCACGCTGACGGAATACTGCGAGAGCGCCTGGAGCCTGAACGCACACATGTATGAACACGACACAGGCCTTTTCCACTGGGAATGGGCCTTCCAGGTGGAGGGGTAACAGATGCCTTTTACGTTCCATGCCGAGGGGATGGATGAGCTGATCCACGCGATGGAGAAGCTCCCAGATAAGGCGCGCAAGATTGCGGCCGAGGGCCTTTATGAAGGTGCCGGTGTAGTTGCTGACCAGGTCAGCGCGGCGGTGCGGGGCATCGCCACAGCGCCGTTCAAGTACGCCAAAGGCGGAAACAAACGGCTGCCATCCCCCGAAGAGAAAGCGATCCTGATGAACGCGCCGCACGGCGTTGCGAAGTTCAAGAACAACGGACTGAGGATCGACACGAGCGTGGGTTACCAGAATTCCGGGTACGCCGCGATCACATGGAACCACGCGAAGACGTCCGCGAGCCGGACGAAGTACAAAATGGGCAGCAAGGGCAAGATGGTCCACGCGAGCCAGGGGTCTGGCCAGAGCATGAAGCCGGTTCCCCTGATCGCAAACTCCATCAACATCGGGACGAGCTTCATGACGAAGCAGCCGTTTCTGCGGAAGGCTTTTTCCAAATCAAAAGGCGCGGCGACCGCGGCCATTGAAGGCGGTATCAAGTCCAGGCTTGACGAGCTCAGCCTGGACTAACTTTTTACAAACGGAGGTAGAGAACTATGGCGAATCCCAATGTGGGTATGATGTATCCTGTCTGGGCCCCGCTGACCAACCACACGGACGGCTCCATGCCGACCTATGGCACCGGCACGGTGATCCAGGAAGCGAGGAACGCGACGGTCACCCGGACCTATAACGACAATCCGCTGTACGGTGACGACCGCATCGTGGACGCGGACAACGGCCTGACCAGCCTGACCATGAGCTTCGAGAGCACCGGCCTGAGTGATGCCGACCGGAAACTCCTCCTGGGTGAGGAAGACTACGGCACCAGCGGCGTGAGCGGCCAGTGGGTATCCGACAATGAAACGCCCTGGGGCGGCTTCGGGTATATCCGGAAGATGCGCTTGAACGGCGTCAAGAGCTTTGAAGCCTGGATCACGCTGAAGATCAAGTTCCAGGAAGAGAGCCAGGCGACCAGCACGAAGGAAGGCTCCATCAGCTGGGGCACGCCCACGCTGAACGGCACTGCCACGGGCCTGTATGTCGACGACACCGACAAACTGCGGTTCCAGCTGCACAAGACCTTCAGCACGATCGCGGATGCGAAGGGCTGGCTGAACACCATGCTGAACGTTCCCACGACCTGATGGGGACACACGGGGGCCCGGAGCGATCCGGGTCCCTGATTTTTCATAACGAAAGGAAGCAGAACAATGGAAGGAAGCAAACTGCCGACAATTAAGATCGGCGGGCGGGAAATACCGCTCTACTATTCAAGCTACGAGATGATCGCGTTCCAGGATGACATCGGGTGTACGGCGTTCCAGCTGAACGACGTGGTGTTCGGCATCAAGCGGGACGATGAGGATGAGGACAGCAAGGTCCGCTTCGATGTGATCACCGACATGGACAAGCTGAAGAAACTGGGCACACTGATCAGGATCCTGGGCAACGCCGGACTGGAACAGGAAGGCAAAGAGCCGGACCTGACGGACAAGTGGGTCCTGAGGAACATCAAGCCGGGGATGATCATGGTATACGTGATCGCCCTGTTAGCGGTGATTACTGAGGGAAACAAGATCGAGAGCACGACACCGGACGAAGAAAAGGGACCGGTGGATGAGGGCCTTGAGGAACAGAACGCAAAAAAACAGCCAGGGAACTGACCTACCTGCGGGTGGTTTCCTATGGTTTGATTGCAGGACTGAGGCGTGAGGAAATCGACCGGATGAGGCCGGGCGAGGTGATCACGCTGTACATGTACCGGAGAGATTACGATCAGCAGACAGCGGTGAGGATGTGAGCAGATGGCAGTCAATGCGAAGCTGGGTGTAGACCTCAGCAGTTTTGAACAGGGTATCCGGACAGGGCAGACAATCCTGAAGAGCCTCAACGCGGAGATGAAGGCCACAGAGGCTGAATTCAAGGCGACCGGCAACGCGGAGAAGCAGCTGTCTGACAAGACGAAGACGCTCAACAGCACGCTGCAGGTCCAGAAGGGCATTGTTGACAATGCAAAGAACGCGCTGAAAGCGATGGACGACGCCGGTGTGAAGCCGACGGACGCGTCCTACCAGAAGCTGTACGCGACCATGATGAACGCGACCGCCGGCATGAATGAGGCACAGGCGCAGCTGAACGCGCTGGGCGAAAGCGCCCAGACCGCCGCGACCGGTGCGGACCAGCTGACGAAGAGCGTGAACGGCATCGGGAAGAAGATCATCCTGGAGCAGGTTCGCACAGGGATCGAAAGCATCACGAACGGCCTGGCGAACGCGGCGAAGAAGGCCGTAGAGCTGGGAAACGCACTGTGGGACAACGTGATGGATTCCGCCCGCCTGTCGGACGACATCCTGACGCAGGCGTCGATCCTGGACATGACGCCGGAGAAATACCAGCAGTACAAGGGCGTTTTCGATACGATCGCGGAGATCACGGTCAAGGACTGGATGAACGCGAAGCGCAAGATCGAGAAGGCCATGACCGACCCGACGAATGACCAGGGGATCGCGCTGAAGGCGCTGGGCTTCGGGACATATGTCGATAAGTACGGCGTGGTCCGGACACGCGAGATCGCGGACAACTGGGAGGACAGCCTGTGGACGCTTGCCGGCGAGCTGCAGAAGCGCGTGGCTAGCGGCGAGATCAGCACGGAGATGGCCGACGTCTACGGCGAGGCGCTGTTCGGGAAGAATTTCTCCACGCTGAAGAACCTGTTCAAACTGGGCCAGGAAGGTTTCAAGGAAGCGCTTGGGAAGCAGTCGGTCATCAGCGACGAGGCGCTGGAAAAGAACGCTGCGCTGAATGACAAGGTTATTGAGCTGAACAAATCATTCGAGGATCTGAAGGCGGAGGTCGTTTCCGGTCTTGCGCCAGCGCTTACAGATGCGGCAACCGCGCTGGACGGGCTGCTGAAAACTGTGCTGGAATATCTGCAGAAGCCTGAAGGCAAAAAGATGCTGGAGGACATCGGCACAGCCGTCAGCGGATTGTTCAACGATCTTGGGAAGATCGATCCGGAGCAGGTCGTCGAGGGGATTACCGGCGTGCTTGGCAGCGTATATGATGCGGTTACATTTATTGTAAACAATAAGGACGATATATTTGAAGCGCTGAAGTGGATCGTCGGCGGATGGGCCGCGCTGACAATAACGGGCGGGATTCTGGATGTGATCAAGGTCGTCGGCGGGCTTGCGGACCTCGCGGGCATTTCAGCCGCCGGCGCAGCTGCTGGCTCGACATGGGCCTCCGCGTTTGCAAGTGCCGCAATGAAGGCCGCGCCGTTCCTGGCGTTCATTTATACTTTGCTCGATCCTTCTGCCGGCAGTGATGAAACCGGAAATAATACGCTGATCGACAGCAGCGGGAAACTGACAAAAGAAGCTAACGAATACGGATTTACGCTGGACAACGACGGGAACCTGGTGATCAACAACCACAAGGTTCCTAAAAAGTATACGAATGAATCTGAAGCGCCGACAATTGACATGAGATGGTCTTCGTGGACAAGCAAGACGAGCTGGCGGAACAGATTTATCGACGCGCTGAATGGGAAACCGACAACTCCGGAGGATGTGCTGGACTGGAGACCGAGCTACATGAGGGACCAGCATCCGCAGGTCCAGGTTGAGCCTGTAGCGCCTGCAGACGCGGAAGAAATCCTGGAAGCCCAGATCGGCACGGTGGAAGTGCCGGCTGCACTGGTATTTTCAGGATACCGCGGCCTGTTCACCGGCGGAGCCGGCGGAGGAGGCGGCGGGAAGTACAGCTATCTGGCGGAGCACGCCAACGGCCTGCCGCTGGTTCCGTATGACGGATACCTGGCGCGGCTCCACAAGGGAGAGCGCGTTGTGCCGGCACGGGAGGTCCAGAGCCGGAGCTACAACAGCAACCTATACGTCGAGAGCATGTACATGAACAACGGCACGGACGCGGCCGGACTGGCGGCGGCGATGGCTGCGGCACAGCGGCGGACGATGAGCGGATTCGGGAGCTGAGGATATGGGTAAAAGCTATTTTATCTGGAATGGTATCGACTGCCGGACGATGGGCATCACGCTGGCGGGGCCGGTGGGCATTGTGCGTCCTGAGGAACGGATTGAACACGTCCAGATCCCCGGCCGGAGCGGCGACCTGACGCTGACGGAAGGCGAAAACATCTATAACAGCTATATCCAGACCGCGACGATCCAGGTCCGCGGTGGCCTGCACGTGCGGGACGTGTGGAAGTGGCTGCGCGGGAGCGGGTACGTCACCTTCAGCGGAGAGCCTGACCGCCGGCAGAAAGCGCGGATCATCGGCGCGATCACGCTGGACAAGCAGAGCCACAACCTGGACTACTGGGTCGGCGAATGTCAGTTTTACTGCCAGCCGCTGAAGGAACTGCTGAACGAGGGCAAGGTCACCGTGACCAGCAGCCCGTCGACCGTTAACAACGCCGGCGACGTGCGCTGCAAACCGCTGTACAAGGTTACGGCGAGCAGCACCGGGTTCACCTTCAAGGCGACCGGGGACGACGCGCCGGCGAGCAACACGATCGCGGTGAGCAGCACGACCAGCAGCCTGGTCTACTGGGTGGACAGTGAGACGATGGAAGTCTGGAACGCTGACAAGACGGTCCTGCTGACGAAGAACAGCAGCGGGCAGTTCCCGGTGCTGGGCCAGGGCGCGAACTCCATCATCGGCGACGGGTGGAGCAGTATCGAGATTGAAAGAAGGGAGCGGTTCCTGTGATCTGTGTATACGACATCGGGAACACGGCCTTTGACAAAAACGGGGACGTCGTGCTGACACCGACCAGCGGCACGGTGAAGAACATCGCCGCGGGCCAGTACGATTTGACGCTTGAGCATCCGATCGACCCTGAAGGGAAATGGACGCACCTGGTGCCGGAGGCAGTGATCCGGGCGCCGATCCCGGCTGAACTGATCGAAAACGCCTTCGCAGGGCTGGAGGCGGACGTATACAAGACGAACGCGAACAACGTGCCGCTGCGGGAGAGCGCCCAGGGGCCGCAGCCGATCGTGTACAGCGGCTGGACGTCCGGCGTGGTGTACAGCGTCGGCGACAAGGTCACGTCGAACAGCAAGAACTACCAGTGCATCCAGTCGCACATGAGCGAATCCGGCAACGCGCCGCCCGGCACGTTCTGGACGCCGATCGCGAACTATACGAGCGGGGCGCCGGTGCTTGTAAACATGAAGACCGGCATGGAGCTGTATTATGTCTCCGGCCCGTCGAGCGGCTGGTACAAGATGAGCACGACCTACGGCCTGGAGGGCTACGTTGAGCAGAGCAAGGTCACCTATGACCGGCACCTGACGCCCAGTGAGACCCACGACCGGCTGATCACGGAGCAGCTGTTCCGGATCAAGAAGGTCACGGTGAACACGAAGCAGATGCGCGTGAGCGTGACCGCGGAGCATGTCAGCTATGACCTGAACGGCGTGCTGATGGAAAACATCAACATCGTGCGGAAACCGCCGGCGCAGAGCCTGTCGCTGATCGAGAACGCGTTCATGATCGACTATCCCGGCTCCATTGCCTCAAACATCACGGAGGCCGGCGACCGGGCATACAGCGCGGATCTGAGCGGGAAAAACGGCATGTATGCGCTGCTGGATCCGGACAAGGGCGTTGTGGCGCAGTTCGAGGCGGCGTTCCGGCGGGATAACTGGGATCTGTTCGTAATGGAAAAGACGAACACGGACCGGGGCTTCCGGATCACATACGGGAACAACCTGCAGGGCGTGAACTGGAATACCAGCAGCGACCAGCTGATCACCCGCGTGGTGCCGGTGGCGAAGGCGGAGGACGGCAGCGACCTGTACCTGGACAACGACGGCGTGGTCTGGGTGGATTCTGACAACATCAATAATTACCCGCGTATCAGGATGGAGCGGATTAAGGTCGACGGCCAGGTCGGCAAGGACGACGGCACGGAGACCGCCACCAACTGGACCGTGGAAACGCTGCGGGCGGAGATGGAGAAGCAGGCGGAGGCCCGCTTCGACACGGACAAAGTTGATCAGCTGCGCCAGGAGATCACGATCGACTTCGTGCGCCTGGGCGACACGGACGAGTACAAAGAGTACAAGGCGCTGCAGGAGGTTCGGCTGTATGACACCGTCATCGCCGTGGATCCGCGGGTGAACATGAGTGTCAGCGTGCAGGTGGTCGAGATCGAATTCGACGTGGTGAAGGAACGGATCACCGCGATGAAACTGAGCAATATTGAAGCCTGGAACATGAAGAACGTCACCGGGTTCAACGTGCTGAACAACAGCATCACGCCGGACAAGCTGACGGACGACGTGTGGAAGAAATTAGACAGTTAAAGGAGATGCGAAAAGATGGCGGAGGTCAATATCAACCTGAAGTGTGACCTGCAGCACGCGGTGAAGGTGCAGTACCTGGACGGAAACCTGTTTAGCCAGGACGCGGCGGCGAACACGATCAATATCGAAGTGACAGACAACGGGGCGCCGGCGACGATCGGCGGCACCGTCAGCGCGAACGTGATCCGCCCGGACGGCGGCACGGTAGCCGTAACAGGCGGAACCATCAGCGGGAACATTGTGTCCATTACGCTGCCGGCTGCGTGCTATGCGCTGGTCGGGATGATCTCCGTGATCGTGAAGCTGACTTCTGACAGCACGGAGACAACCATTGCCGCGCTGACGGCGTATGTCTACCAGAGCAGCACGGACACCGTGGTGGATCCCGGCACGGTCATCAGCTCCATCCAGGATCTGATCGATGCCATCGACACCGCCGTGGCGAGCATCCCGGCGGATTATTCCAGCCTGTGGACTTCCCTGGCCCCGGCGTTCTCCTCCAGCACGGCATACACTGCCGGGCAGTATGTCACCTACAACGGCGGCCTGTACCGCTTCACGAAGGCGCACGCTGCCGGAAGCTGGGCCTCCGGGGACGTTGTTGCGGTTAACCTGGGCGGCGAGCTATCTGATGTAAAGAGCGCATTAGTTAAAGCGTCTGAACCAACAACAAATCTTTGGGAGTGGGGAGATTTTCTCAATTTTACCACACAGGCAGATATTGCAAATATTGACATTCCTGCCGGAACTTACATGATAAGCGCGGTTGTTACTTCAAGCGATACATCAAAAACAGTATCGTCAATGTATCTATATCTTAACGATTCATCTGTGGTTAATGTAGAACTAAACAGAAATTCAAGAGCAGGAAGAGAAGTTACGGTAGCGAGCAAAATAACTGCTATCAGGCTTTATTCGTCAAACAGTTATAGCAACAGCAACGGGAAGACTGCATCATGGGTAGATGTCGGAATATTCCCGGAAGGTACACCTTCATCTTATTACATTCCACCAAGGATTCCGGTTGATTCTTACGCAAGAGTTGACATAGCAGAAAACCGGAAGAAAATAAACGAAATTTACAGCCCTGTAAAAAAAGTGGTTGTAATGAATATTGCTGATCCGTCTGAATATGTTGCAAATCAGATGATAAACCAAAACGGGACGGTTTCAAGAGATCAAAATGACCGTTTCCGCACGGGATTTATTCCGGTTGAGCCGGGAATGATTATATATTGGAATAGTACCTACGTAAGAGTTATTACGGCTTACGATTCCACGAAAACGGTTATCACAGAAAAAGGATATGATTATGCGAATGACGGCGGCAATCACATAAAATCATATACTGTTCCGTCCGGTGTTTCTTATCTGATTATCAGCGTATTGTATGAATGGGTTCCGGGGGGCGGCATGAACTTCTGCGCAGCAATTTATCCTCTTTCATATAATGACGCACTACTTGACCCGAAAAAGTTGGCAGTTTCGGATTTCGTTTACCCGGAAATGTTCGGTGCTATCGGTGACAATGTGACTGATGATACGCAGGCAATACAGGCTGCGATTGATTACGCAGGAACAAACCACAAAGAGCTTGTATTCCTGCAAAAGTCGTACTTCATCACAGATATGCTTGATGCATCTTATAACGGTATGCGGATTCGTGGGAATGGTGCAACAATCAGAATTGCAAACACAACAAACGAAACCGGGTATGAAGATAGTTTAATGACAGCATTCAGCGGGATCATTAAAATACAAGGTTCCCTTGGCGCAACTTATCCCGTTACCGAAGTTACAAGAATTAAAAGCGGTAGTTCAAGCAAAAGGCTTTTTGTGACACTGGAAGATACGACAGGTCTCCAAAGCGGAGATTCGATCCGTCTGGCATTGGGAGGAGGCGTTTACGGTCAGCCTACATCAATCGCAGGGAATCCGGACAAACTATACAAGCCTGGGTCTGATATCATGTGCACTATTGAAAGCATCAGTCCTTCCGGCCCTGTTCTTAAACTGGACTATGATTCACCGTTCGACATGGCAACGGTTGATTTAAGCCTTTCGTTTGTGCAAAAAATAAACCCGATTTCTGACGTTATGATTTCTGATATTATACTTCGGAACGATGCGCCTTATACAAATGAAGACCCTTGGTCACGGGGAGAAAATCTTGAATATCTTATGAGCGGTATTGCGTTACATTGTTGCAAAGATGTCGTAATTACAAAAATCAGATCGTATTTTATGCAACTGCCGACGGTTTCAATGCTATTCACTTACAATGTGATGATAACAAACCTGTGTGTAAATCGTCCACGATATATCGGATCGGGTCAAGGGTACGGAATCCATTCAATGGGTTCAATGGGCGTAACGATCGAACATATCTTCGGTTTGGATGAACGGCACTCCGTGGACTTCTCCTACAGTGCGTTCTGCTGTTGCCGTGATCTGAAATCTTCCATCAGCAGGGAAAGCCTGCTTGGGTTTGACCTTCACGGAATCTGGGAGCATGACATTACTTTCGACAACATGAACGGGAGCGTAAGACTTGGAAATGGAAGTCAGTATTTCCCGTGCATGATTTCAAATGTTTATATTTTGAACAGTACAATTGACCAGGTAAATCTCGATTCATATATCGACAACCTGTATTTTGAAAACTGTGACATTACATTGGACAATGTTACGATAGCAAATGTCATGACATTCAATGACTGTATCATCCGTTTCAACGCAGGGAGCGATTATTCAAGGATTTACCCAGACTATGCAAAATCGCATCGGGAAAATGTCCTGCGCATCAATAATTCTGAAATATTTAATGTTCTGGGGATATACGGAAGAATCCAGCTGAAGGATTTTGACTATGTATACATTACGGGTTGCACATGGAATGGCGTATTTATGCTGAAACCGGAGGCAAACAAGAATGTCATAATCGGGAATTGTGTGCTGAAAAACACGACCATATCTCCGAATGTTACATCCGGAAAAGAAATGAATATCAAGGTGCATGGGTGCGATTTTGTGCTTGACGATGATTATGATACGCTGTTTGAAGACAGTCCTGTTCTGTTTAACCTGTCCAATGTCTACGGTGAAATGATTCTGACCGCTGCGAACAATACGCTTGATTATGATGCGGATCATAATTTTGCATTGTTCAGCAATTCCGATGGGATGACAAAATTCCTTGGATTTGTAAATGGAATAATTAAAAACAACAGGACAGAGTACCAAATTACGAACAACACAACAGATACTCAAGTCAAGCGGTTTGTAACGGACAATGTGATTGAATATTAAAGGAATCATAAGGATACAGGAGGTTTTATGGAAACACCATTTATTAATGATATGTTTTCAATTTTCTACAAAGCGTTTAAGAATATTTGCCCAGATAAACAAGTTCAAATTCAATGGATAAACGATCTTGAACCTTTGGACGGAGAAGAAATATCCGGTGTTACGCATTTTGTAAATGACGGATCGATAGAAATTGAAATCCTTACAAGACAAAGCGTATCAGAAGCAGTAGAAACGCTTATCCATGAACTTGCCCATGTAATTGTTGGCCCGAATAAAGAGCATGGCGAGGAGTTCCATAATGCGTGTGATGCTTTGATTACAGAGTACACGAGAATACTTGATGACGAATTTGGGGATTGTATGACGTTGGAGCTTGGGTCAACGGATGGTATTTAAAGTGACCTTAAACGTTACACCCTGATGTAAGCTTTCGTTGACTAAAGGAATCTTTTGATGGGTTCATACCAACTAACCAGGCCGTCGGGAACATCTCCCGGCGGCCGCTTTCTTTGGAGGTGAGTGGATGACGATCTGGGTTGTGGCCATCATCGGCGTCATCTGCGCGATCGCGCTGATTGCTGAGGCGTGCCTGATCATTCCAGACAAGCTCCCGTGGGGCAGAAAGAAGGAAGACGACGATGATCAAAGCGACGGATCTGATTGGTAAGTTCCAGCAGGCGCTGGACGATCACTGGGGGTATATCTGGGGCACCGCCGGCGTGATGTGGACGCAGGCCCGCCAGGATCAGCTGAACAAGACCACTGACGAGAACAGGGCCCTGAGCCGGAAATACGGCGACAAGTGGATCGGCCACATGGTCGCTGACTGCAGCGGGCTGTTCGTCTGGGCCTTCAAGCAGTACAACCTGCCGATGTCGCACATCAGCAGTAACATTTATATCAGCTACTGCACGTCCAACAAGGGCCAGCTGACGAAGGCCCTGAAGAGTACGATCCGTCCTGGCTCCGCGGTGTTCACCGGTGAGGTTGCCGGCAAGCATCCGCACGTCGGCCTGTTCATCGGGAACAACGAAGTGATCGAGGCAAAGGGTACCATCAACGGCGTGATCAAGAGCAGCCTGACAGACAAGAAGTGGACGTTCTACGGCGAGCTGAAGGAAGTCTCCTACGATGGCGCTGATCCTGTACCGACACCGGAACCGACGCCCGGCTGGCGGCCGACCATCAGGCGCGGGAACAAGGGCGCAGACGTGATCGAATGCCAGACGATGCTCACCCGGCTGGGCTATGACATCGGCAGCTGCGGCATTGACGGGGACTTCGGCAGAGGCACGGAGAAGGCCGTCAAGGAGTTCCAGAGCGACCACAAGCTGGTCGTTGACGGTGTGGTCGGGCCGATGACCTGGGACGCGCTGGACAAGGCGATCGCCGCCCTGGACGAGAAACCTGCAGAGAAACACTACACAGTGATCATCCGGGGCCTCGACAAGGCACAGGCGGAGGCTTTCGCAAACAACTACCCAGGCGCTGAGATTGTGGAGGAGTGATTAACATGGAATTGTATCAGATACTGTCAGTCTGCGGCGTGTCCGGGATCGTCTCCGGCATCGTCGGCGTGCTGATCGCGGTGTTCCTGAAACGTCCGCTTGAAAAGCGGGTCAGCGAGAACGAGGAAGTCAGCGCACGGGTGGAGTCGCAGAATAAGGCGACTATGCTGGGCGTCCAGGCGTTACTGCGTGACAGGCTGCTGCAGGCGTTCAATCACTATCTGGCCCGCGGGTGGATCGGCGCGGATGACCGTGCCAACATCGACAATATGTATGTCCAGTATGAAGCACTGGGTGAGAACAACGTGATCTCTGACATTTATAACCAGGTGCGGGCACTGCCATCCATCCCGCCGGACGCTCAGCCGATGGTCGCCCACGCTATGGCACAATAAAAGGAGGATTATAAGATGATGAGCAATAAGGTATACGACGTCCTGAAGTACATCGCCCTGGTCGTTCTGCCGGCCCTCGGCACTCTCTATTTCGCGCTGTCGAAGATCTGGGGTTTCCCGTATGGCGAGGAGATCGTCGGCACCATCACGGCCGTGGACGCGTTCCTGGGCGCCCTGCTGAAGATCAGCACGGATCAGTACAACAAACAGGAAAAGCAACCGCCTGACGGGGAGTAAAGCAAAGCCCTGGGAGAGATCCCAGGGCGCTTTTTTTATTTATATCGCTATCTTGAAGACGATGACCGGGTATGGTTCGACTGTGACCAGCTGGTTCAAGCCGGACGGTTGCAAGTCGAACCGCGTCAGATCCGGCAGAGCATCAAGCGGAGGCAGGTCCTCCGGCGGTATCTTTTCAACATGTTCCGCTGCGTTGATGACGATCCTGAGCCAGTGCTCGTAGACCGTGATCGAATTGACCAGGGCGCCGATCAGCGCCTTGACGGCCTCCGGATCTGAGCGGTTACCCTTCGCGACCTTGTGCAGCAGGAACATGACGCGATCCTTAGAGATTGTTTTCTGCTCCGTCAGCTGCTGGAAGGTAATATTCTTTTCCAGTTCCTCCTCCTGCCTTGTCAGATCCTTCAGCATGTCGCCGGTGGACGCGGTCCAGATACCCTCGCTGATGGCCTTGTTGATGTTTGCGATCCTGCGCCGGATGTCCTGTAGGGTTGTTTCCATCTGCCGGACAGGTGATGCGTCGCTGCTCGCCTTCAGCGTGTCGACGATCATGTTCCCGAACCGGTCGAGCAGCTCGCCGGCAAGGACTTCGTCAAACAGATAGTCCAGGATCTTTTTCTCAAAGGCATCTTTCCGGACGGTCGGCAGCGTGCAGTAATCTAATCCCCTGCTCCGTTTGGTTCCGCAGATATAATAGTAGAATGATTTGCCGCGACTGTTGCCGGAGTGCCCGCGGACATTCCCGCCGCACAGGCCGCAGGTGCATTTTCCGGACAGGAGGAACACGTCCGGCTTTTTTTCGTAATGCCGGCAGGTTTTCTTCCGGAGCGCCTGGCAGATCTCCCAGGTGTCGCGGTCAATGATCGCCGGCAGGCCTGACGGGACGCTGATCCCATCATAGTGATACGTTCCGATATACGCCTCATTCGTGACCATGTACAGGATCCTGGAGTTCCCGAACGGGATACCATTGGAGGTAAGTATGCCTTCATCCTTCAAAGCGCGTCCTATGGTCGTTGCGGAGTTCCCCTGGGCGTACATGGAGAAGACACGGCGAACCAGCGCGGCTTCAGCTTCGTTGACAGTATAGTGGCCGTCCGGTCCTTTATCATATCCAAACACCTTTATTCCGTTGAAGAGCGCTTTGCCGGCATTATCGTGCTTTCCTCTCCGGATGTTTTCCGACAGGTTCCGGCTGTACCATTCCGCGATCGCTTCCAGCATTCCCTCAGTGAGAGCGCCGGCAGCGCCGTCCGGGATCGGCTCCATCGCGTAGATCACGGAGACGCCGCAGTCAGCGAGCTGCCCTTTGTACATTGCCGACTCCCGGCGGTCACGGCCGAAGCGGTCCACCTTCCAGGCGATCACGGTGTCGAACATACCGGATCCAGCTGCCCGGAGCATAGCCTGGAATTCTTCCCGGCGCTCTGAGTGCGTGAAACCGGACCGTGCATGATCTGCGAATTCATGCACGATCGTGTAGCCTTCGCGTTCCGCATAAGCCCGTATATCCCGCAGCTGCTGCTCTATGGAAACATCACGCTGGCGGGCGGACGAGTAGCGAGCATAGGCCACGGCCGTCTTCGGCGGGCAGGTTGTGAGCTGCTTCTTAGTGGTGGACATGGTGGCCTCCTTAGTTTAATGCGAGTTCATTCATCTTGTCTGTTGTGTCTACATGAACAAATGCCATTGGAAGCGTTTTTGTCATAAACAAAAGCAAATAACCATCATCAGAGATTGTAGCTTTATATGTTTGATCACCGACTTTTATGGTCATGTCATCACGGCTCCCAATCCAAATACCAGTTATTGCTCCGTATGAGAACTGAGGCGTCCCTGTTTTTTTTGGCGTAATAACCTGCGTCATATACACAGATCCGTTATCAAACAAGTACAAATCATAAGCTATTAAAGAATAATCATAAACGTTCTGTATTTTCTCTGGTAGTTTTAGAATGTCAAAATAGCATGACCATTTTCCGAGAATCATATTGTCTTCGTTCTCAGCTGTAGAGAATGAAGGTAATGCAAATAGGACGATCATGACAATAGCGAGAAGTTTCCTCATGTTGATGCCTCCTTACTTCTTTGTTGATTTGTTTAATGACTTCAGCACACCAATGGCTGCATTTCTGGCTTCCGGTGTGGAGACTTCCCAGAGCTTCATCATTGATTTCGTCTGTTGATCTAACTGCTTGACGATAGGCTGCGCAGCTTTCGGCGTGTATTCAAACACTTTCATAGGTTCTTTTATTGTTGCTTTTACCAGTGTGTCTGCAAGTGTTTTCGTATTCCCTTTGATGGTGATATATGGAGTGATCCTTTTGTCTGTAGGCGCCGGCACGAACTCGACAGGGTTCATGTGAAGGACAGCCGCCAGAGCAGCGATTTTGTCCCGCCCCATATTTTTTATCATTCCGCTTTCCCATCTAAGTACTGTTGATTTACCTACACCAACAGCAGACCCAACCTCTTCAAGTGTTAGGCCGAGTTCCTTCCTTCTTTGTGCGATCTTCTTTCCGATGTCGTCTGTGCTCATGTTCTATTCCCTCCTGTGAATCCCATTATAAATCAAGAGTATCATAAAAGCAACAAAAATATAAAAAAGGGGTTGACAAGTTGCGCAACAGCCACTATACTTTGAGTTGCGGATACGGAACATCCACAACATAACAGAAGAAGGAAGGTGGCAAGGTGAACGTTAAGGAACTGAAAGCCCAGATGATCCGAAAAGATAAGACAGTGGATCAGCTGTGTGCAGCGCTCGGAATCAGTAGATCTGCCTGGTTCAGGAAGGTCGGCGGTGAGAGCGAATTCACACAGGGCGAGATCTACGGCCTTAGGCTTGAGCTCGATCTGGACGATCAAATGACAGGCATCATTTTTTTTAACGGACAAGTTTCGTAAAAGCAACAGAAAGGAGGGAAACACATGAACAATATGTTCAAGACCTACACCGTCGGCGAGCTGGTGCCGATTATCGAGCACGCGGCGCTTGACCTGATGGGAGAGCCTATCCTGGGCGGAAAGAAACAGGACGGCACGCTGATGACAGCGGTGGAAGTCGCCCAACAGAACAGCCTAACGGCCATGAACAACGCCGGCATCTGTCTGCTGGCAAGGGTGCTGATCGAGCAGCTGCAGGGCATCGGAGACGATGGCAATGGCTGACTTTGAGATCAGGGCGGAGTTCACAGGCACAGACCCAAATCTAAGGCCGGCGGCAAGTGCATTCGCAAGGTTGATTAAAAGCATAACCAACGCGGACGGCACCTTCACCGACCCGGATCTGGAAGCGGAGTACCAGGAATGGATCAGCAAAAAGAAGCCGCCAGCTGCTGCAACAGCCGACGGCCACGAAAGGGATGACGCATGAAATGAATCATCGGAATAAGTATAGCATATTTGATAAAGAAAAGATAGTGGTCGCGGCCCTGATCGCCATCATACTGATCCTGATCGGGTTCGTTATCGGATCATACTGCAACGGCGAAGAGCAGCTTGCGACCTGCTGGATCATGTGCAAGCCGGGAAGCTACGTCACGATCCGGGAGAAACCGGACAAGGACAGCGCGGAGCACGGCCGGCTCGACAGCGGGGACAGTTTCCAGACGGACGGCGAGACCGTGGACGGATGGGTCACCTGCTGCAGCGGCGAGGGCGGCTGGGTTTACCTGGGCTATGTCGTCACAGAGAAGCCGCAGGTGATCGGCGAGCGGTACATGTGCAACGCGGTGAAGCAAGTTGCCTGCCGGAAGTGGATGGGCGGTCCTCAGGTGGACAAAAAACCCTGGTTGAGGAACGGACAGACCTGTGAGGTGTTCCTGATGGCCGACGGCTGGGCCGTTACGAGCCGCGGGTATATCCGCAGCGAGTGGCTGGAGTTTGATGCCAGATGATGAACGTTTGCCCGATATGCGGGAAGTATCACTGCATCCACTGGCCGGAGCACTGGGTATACCGGCGCGGAGAGACTTACTACTGCAGCGCGATGTGCATGGACGTGGACATCGTGCGGGACATGAACATGCTGAAACAAGTCAGAGAAGACCGCAGGAAGAGAAAGGAAGCAAAGAAGATGTACAACAAAACGAAGAAGGACGGCACGCCGGCGAAGAAGAGCGGGCCGAAGCCGAAGGACGGCATTGCCCAGGTGAAGGTTGACGGAGCGCTCCGGATCGAGACGCCGGAAGCGGACATGATCGAGATCGTGGAGACGCCGGAGAATACCAAACGCGTTATTAAGCGCCGCGGTGATTTCGAGATTTCTGCCATCAGGGATGCGGAGCTGGGCGAATTCTACTACGACATCAAGTACAACTCTATCGACTGGCGGGCGCCTGATGGAACTGAGGTAAGTATCCCTCCGCGGCATTGGAAGCAACTGCATGAGAAGCTGCCTCAGATCCTGCACATCCTGGGGGTACCGGACGATGAGTGAGATCCGCGTGATGCCGCTGCCGAAGGTGACCGGCGTATGGCGGCACGACTGCAGCCGGTACCCGGACGAGATCCGCGTGCCGATGTCTGACGGGAAGGTCGTGAGGTACACGATCAGCGTTGAGATGCCACACCCGTGCTTTGAGGCGGCAATGGACAATCTGAAGAACATGAAAGGAAGCAAATGATATGAAAGCATTATACGAAATCGACCAGGCGATCCTGGAATGCGTCGACCTGGAGACCGGCGAGATCCTGGACTCTGACCGGCTGACCGCCCTGCAGATGGAGCGGGAGCGGAAACTGGAAGGCGTTGCCCTGTGGGTGAAGGACCTGAACTACGAGGCTCAGATGGTTAAGGAAGAGGCCGACAAACTGACCGCCCGGAAGAAGGCGCTGGACAACAAGATCGCGTCCATCAAAAACTGGCTCCTGTGGGCGCTGGACGGCGAGAAGCTGAAGACGCCGCGGTGCAATGTGTACCAGACGCACAGCCAGAAGGTTGTGATCGATGACGAGAAGGCGCTGATCGACATGTTCATGTCGTCGCCTTCCGGCGAGAAGTTCCTGCGGATGAAAGATCCGGAGATCGACAAGAACGCACTGAAGGACAGCATGAAACAGGGGTACGAATATGAGTTCGCGCACCTGGAGACGACGGAAAGCGTGGTGATTAAGTAATGGGTATTCCTGTTCTGATCATCGGCGAGTCTGGCAGCGGCAAGACCTACGCCATTAAGAACCTCGACCCGGAGAAGGTCGGCATCTTCCTGTGCGAGAAGAACAGGCTTCCCTTCAGGAAGCCATTCCCGACATACAAGGTCCGGAACATGATGAAGGAAGAAAACGGCAAACAGATCACCTACCGGCAGAGCGTCGTGATCCAGGGCGTGCTGACGGGACGGAAGGACAAGGACCACAAAAAGATCTACGTGATCGACGACAGCCAGTACATCATGGCGAACGAGTATTTCGATCGTGCCAGCGAGAAGGGCTATGACAAGTTCGTGGACATCGGCGCGAACTTCCGGAACCTGATCCACATGGTGAACAACGACCTGCCGGATGATGTGATCGTGTATTTCCTGCATCACCCGGAGACGGACGGCAACACCGGCCGGGTGAAGGCAAAGACGATCGGCAAGATGCTGGACGAAAAGCTGACGCTGGAGGGCTGCTTCGACATCGTGCTCCATGCCCGGACTGACGGGGCAGAGCACTGGTTCAGCACGCAGAGCGACGGCACGGACACGGCAAAGAGCCCGGAAGAAATGTTCGAGGCGAAGATCCCGAACGACCTGGCATTTGTAGATAAAACCATCAGAGAATATTACGGAATGGAGAGTGTTTGACAATGGCAAAGATCAAAGGATTCAAAAGCGAAGCACCGGCAAAAGGTTTCCCCATGCTGCCGAAGGGCGCGTATGTCGCCGGCATTAAGAACGTGAAGATCGAAGGCGAAGCACCTGATCAGCAGATCGTGCTCCGGGTGGACGTCATCGAAGGCGAGCATACCGGGTATTTCACGAAGCGGTACAACCACGACAAGGACGCCGGCGGAAACTATGAGGCGAAGTACAAGGGCGACTACAAGATCCAGATCCCTGACGGGAACAATGAGCGGCGCCAGCACCCTGAATGGGACCTGAAGAAGCTGAACAACACGGTATGGGCGATCGAGCAGAGCAATCCGGGATTCAAGTGGGACGGCGACACGGACCATGTCGGCCAGTTCAAGGGGAAGACCGTCGGCATCAATATGCAGTACGGCACCTTCAACGGGATCGGGTTTACGAAGATCGGCCAGTTCTGCGTGGCGGAGGACGTCCGGAACGGGCTTGTCCCGCCGATGAAGGATATGCCGGACCGCATGGGCGACGCGCCGGCCTCCGCGTCTGCGCCGGCAGCTGATCCTTCTGGATTCACGCCAGTAGAGATCGATACGGAAGAGCTCCCGTTCTGATGGTCCTGTATGAGGACACCCGCCAGCAGGCATACAAGCATGAGAACATCCGGAAGTACTGCCAGCGGCACGACATCGAGATCATCCGGCAGGCGCTGAATGTGGGCGACTACCAGATCGCCGGCAAGGGCGACATCAGCGTCGACACGAAGTACGGCGTCCCGGAGCTCGCGATGTGCTGCTTCCAGGAGCACGACCGCTTCCGCGCTGAGTGTGAACGCGCCCAGCGCTGCGGGATCAGGCTTATCGTACTGACGGAAGAGAAACTGCCGGGAGGGCGCCTTGACTGGTGGCGCTCTCCCATCGGCTGGGACGGGCTGCCTATGCACAAGTTTAACCCTGAGACGCTGCGGAAGGTGCTGATCACCATGCAGAAGGAATACGGCGTGATGTTCCGGTTCTGCGACTGGCACAGCACCGGCAAGCAGCTGATTGAGTACCTGACGGGGGTGAGAACATGAACGAAAAAGAGAAGCAATCCTTCCGCCTGGTGTTTGAGTTTCTGGAGAAGTGGCGCGGGACCGTAATCGAAACGGAAGAGCAATGGGCGCAGCTGGCGGAGGACACCGGCACGCTCGGACGCGATCTGGACATAGACCATAACCCGCTCGGATGGAGGCTGATGATCGCGGCGCTCGACTATATCAACGACCTGTACCAGAACGGGATGAAGCCCATGCCTGCCGGCTATTTCGGGAGGGATGACTTTTGAACATTAAGATGGCCGGTCAGGTCATCCGCGACAGCGTGACGATGGACACCGTGCTCAGCCTGTACGGGTACAGAGTGAAACACGGGTTCATGTGCTGTCCGTTCCACGGCGAGAAGGAGCCGTCGCTGAAGGTATACCAGAAGACCGGCGGCTGGCACTGCTTCGGATGCGGGAGAGGCGGCAGCGTGATCGACTTCGTGATGGAGCATGAAAACTGCAATTTCCCGACAGCTGTACGCGCGATTGACGAAGCGCTGCACCTCGGCCTGATGGATCCGCATGAAGATCCGATGAAGGCCGGCCGGCAGCGGAACCTTCAGCACAGCCTGGACGCTTTCGTGGACGCGATATACGCATACTGTGACGCGCTGATCGCGAAGATCGAGGCGGAGCAGCTGCGGGCAACCAGGGAAATGATGCGGCTGGAGGATCTCCGGAAGGACGACATCCAGCAAATCACCGCGGACGAATGGACGCGCCTGCTCGCCTGGAAGGATGAAGACCAGTACAACAACGACCGGAAAGACAGGATCGAAGACTTCAAGGAGGAGGTGGCAGCATGGCGGAGGAAGGCCAGGAGAACGGGATGAACACTCCGGACTTCGAGGAAACAGACGGACCGGAAGGCAAAAGCAAGGTCAGCCTGCTTGGCGGCGCGACTGCCGGCGTGCAGATCAAGGCCACCATAGACAACTTTTACCGACTGATTACCAACCACTACGGAAGGCACCTCCGCCTGAACGAGATGACCGGCAAGCCGGAATTCTACGACACGGGCCGGAAGGTCTGGCGGGAATGGACGGACGCGCAGGAGAGCGAGGCGCGGGCATACTTTGAAGGGAACTATGGCATGTACAGCCAGGCGAAGTTATCGGACGCGCTGGCGATCTACTTCAAGGACCACAAGGTGAACCCGCTGCTGACGATCCTGGAGAAGCTCGAATGGGACGGGAAGCCCCGCGTGGAGCAGTTCCTGCATGACGTGATGAAGGCCGAAGACAGCGAGTATATCCGCGAGTGCAGCCGGCTAATCTTCGCCGGAGGTGTGCACCGTGCGTATGAGCCCGGCTGTAAATTCGACGACATGATCGTCCTGATCGGCGGCCAGAGCGCCGGCAAGAGCACGATCGTGCGCTGGCTGAACATGGACGACAATTTCTTCCGTGAGATCAAGACCATCAGCGGGAAAGAAGGCATCGAAGCGATCCGCGGAGTGTGGATCGGCGAGGTCGCCGAACTGATGGCCATGACCCGCGTGAAAGAGGCGGAGGCCGTGAAGGCGTACATCACGAGCCAGGAAGACAGCTACCGGCCGCCATACGGGAAGCACGTCCAGACGATCCCGCGGAGGTGCATGTTTATCGGCACGACGAACAATCCGCAGTTCCTGACGGACAAGACCGGCAACCGACGCTTCTATCCGGTGAAGGTCCAGAGCTACGCCTACAAGATGTACGACAACGAAGAAGCGATCAAGGAGTACATCCGGCAGGCGTGGGCGGAAGCGGTGCACCTGTATAAGGAAGGCAAGCTGCAGCCGTTCGCGAAGAAGGAGGTGCTGACAGCGATCAGAGAAGCGCAGGACGCAGCGATGGAAGATGACTGGAGACAGGGCGCCATTGAACAGTATCTGGAAGACCAGAAGAAAAGCCCTAACAGCACTGTGACCGTCATCGAACTGTGGCACCGTGCGTTAAATGAGCCGGAAGACAGTAAGCCGACAAGGAAGGATTCGATTGAAATCACCCAGATTATCACAAGTATTCCAGGATGGATACAGGGGCAAAACAAAATCACAGTCGTTCCATGGGGACGTCAACGATATTTCCGCAAGAACAATTTCGCAGCCCTGTGGCGCTGACTTGGTTCCTTTGGTTCCGTAGTCAGTTCCACTTCGGTTCCATCCAAAACCCTTATAAAAGAATACTTTAATCATGGTTGGAACTAAGTGGAACCAAAAATACATAAAAAAATAATTTTTTAATAAATTATATAGAAAATTTGGTTCCACGTTCCACTTGGTTCCACTTCAGCAATGTAATAAGCGCGGCCGGACGGGGCAGTTCCGGCGGCCTGATAGAAAGGATGGTTCGCTCCTGTACAGGCTCAAGGACAACGTGCAGCTGCCGGCGGGTTAAACTCCCGCCCCGCGCAATCTTTACGAAAGGGATGAAGTGAATGATTGACGCAAAGGTCAGCTTCATGAACCAACTCAAGGAACAGATGGCTGACAAACTGACAATGGACCAGATCAGCGAGCTGATGGCTGCAACCTTCAGACTGCTGGACCGCTTCGAGATGTTCGAGGCGGCGGACGACAACCTACAGGCGGACGACATGCTGGACAGCTACGTCGCAGCGCTCAAGGTCGAGTGCCGGAGCCAGAAGACGATCGACCGGTACGTCTACGAGATCAACCGCCTGATGGAGTTCGCGAAAGTGCCTACGCGCCGGATCAGCGTGTACCACCTCCGCGCATACCTGACGCACGAAAAGGAGCGCGGGATCTGCGAAAACACACTTGAAGGACACCGGGAGATCTTCAGCGCCTACTTCAACTGGCTGCAGCGGGAATCGCTGATCGACCGGAACCCATGCGTGAACCTGGGCGTGATCAAGGTGCCGAAGAAGGAAAAGAAGACCTACACAGACGCGGAGCTGGAGAAGCTGAACTGGTTCTGCGGGAACATCCGGAACCGGGCGATCCTGCATTTCCTCCGCTCCACCGGCTGCCGGATCAGCGAGGTAACTGAGCTGAACCGCGACGCCGTGAACCTTGAGGCGCTGGAGTGTGTGGTTCACGGTAAAGGCAACAAGGAGCGCACGGTGTACCTGGATGAGGTGGCCGGGATGCTGCTGAGCCAGTACCTGAAGGAACGCATCGACGACGACCCGGCGCTGTTTGTGAACAGGTACGGGAACAGGATGAAGCCGGGCGGCGTCCGGGAGATGCTGAAGATCCTGGCGGACAAGGCAGGCGTGGAGCACGTCCACCCGCACAAGTTCCGCCGGACACTGGCCACGAACCTGACCAGGCACGGGATGCCGATCCAGGAAGTGGCAAACATCCTCGGACATGAGAAACTCGACACGACCATGAAGTATGTGGTTCTGGACAAGCAGAACACAAAAGCACAGTACAGGAGGTTTGCATAATGATCATGATGGATATTCCGGAGCCGAAGAAGTGCGATGACTGCCCGTGCTCCTACACGATCCTGACGGGAGAATACGCCGGGCTCATGATGTGCAACGCGATGGAGTTCAAGGCGAACAGCGCCGGCTTCCATGAAGAGGTCAGCAGGTACTTCGTGGCTCCGGAAGACCATCGTCCTGACGGGTGCCCGATCAGGCTGTCCGCGGAGAGGTGATCCGGATGATCGAGCGCGAGAAAGTGATCAAGCGGATCAAGGCCCAGATCGAGGTCTGCAAAGAGATCGATTCGGACTTCATATCGCTGACGGTCGAAACCGGGAAACGGATCCTTGAGCTGCTGAGTGAGGAAGAGCCAGCGGATTATGAGAACGGATTTCACGATGGGTACCAGCAAGCAATGAAGGATCTGAAACTTAACAAATGACGCTTTAGGTCAGGTGACAATATAGGAGTATTGGGAACTTATGATAAACAGAGGATTGTACACATCTAACTCCGAGGAATGGGGAACACCACAGGATTTCTATGACCGTCTGAATGAGGAATTTAATTTCACGCTTGACCCTTGCTCAACAGATGACAATGCGAAATGCGAGAAGCATTACACCAAAGAGCAGGACGGATTGTCGCAGGATTGGACAGGGGAAACGGTGTTCTGTAATCCTCCATATGGTCGAAATATATGGAAGTGGTGCAAGAAATGCTATGAACACTCTTTGACAGGTGGAACTGCCGTGATGCTTGTCCATGCGAGAACAGACACGGCATGGTTTCATGATTGGGTTTACGGAAAAGGTGAGATTCGGTTTGTCCGTGGACGGTTGCATTTCAACGGGAGCAAATGGAACGCACCGTTTCCGTCAATGATAGTTATATACAGATAACTTCGCAATATAAGCGGATTGTGGAAGTTTAAAGGCAACAATGAAAGGGGTGATAGCTTGAAGATCATGACAGTGTTCGGCACCCGGCCGGAAGCAATCAAGATGTGCCCGGTGATCAAAGAACTGGAAAAGCGCCCTGGCGTCGAGGTGGTCGTCTGCTCGACAGGCCAGCACCGGGAGCAGCTGCAGCAGGTGCTCGACGTATTCGGAGTGAAACCGCGGTACAACCTCGACATCATGAAGACCGGACAGACGTTGGCGACGATCACATCCCGCGTTCTTGAACGGATCACGCCGGTGCTTGGCATCGAACAGCCGGACGTCGTCCTGGTGCATGGTGACACGAACACGACCTTTGCGGCTGCGCTGGCGGCGTTCTACAAGCAGATCCCGGTCGGCCATGTGGAGGCGGGGCTGCGGACGTATAACATGTACTCACCTTACCCGGAAGAGTACAACCGGCAGGCAGTATCGCTCCTGGCGAAATGGCACTTCGCGCCGACGAAATGGGCGAAGCACAACCTGGAGCAGGAAGGGAAAGACCCGGCTCAGATCTACGTCACCGGGAACACTGTAATCGACGCGATGCGGACGACTGTGCAGCCGGACTTCACACATCCGTACCTTGACTGGGCGGAAGGCAGCCGGCTGGTCATGCTGACGGCGCACAGGCGGGAGAGCATTGGCGAACCGATGCGGGCGATGTTCCGCGCGATCCGGAGAGCGGTGGACGAACATCCGGACGTCAAGGTGATCTACCCGGTACACATGAATCCGGAAGTGAAGAAAGCGGCGATGGAAGAACTGGCGCACAGCCGGATCCATCTGGTGAAACCGGTGGACGTGATTACATGCCACAACCTTATGGCGCGGAGTTACCTGATCCTGACGGACAGCGGAGGCATCCAGGAAGAAGCTCCAAGCCTGGGCAAGCCGGTGCTTGTGCTTCGCGATACGACGGAACGGCCTGAGGGAATCACTGCCGGCACGCTGAAGCTGGTCGGGACAAATGAGGAAAATATCTTTTTGGAGTTTTCAAAACTGCTGAACGATCAGAAGGCTTATGACGAAATGGCCCACGCTGAGAATCCATACGGCGACGGCCACGCAAGCGAGCGGATCGCGGACATACTGACCGGGAGGTGACAACATGACAAAGCGGGAGCTGCTGGAGAATTACCGGGACATCGTGATCGAGATCGAAACGCTGGAGCGCCAGTCTAAGTTCCTGAACCAGTTCATCGGAGGTCCGCGGCCGGTGCACGCTGTCCAGCTGACGGGGATGCCGCGTGGAACGAATGAGCCTGAGGCGGCACTGCTGCAGCGGACGGACACGGACGAAGTGCTGGACAAGATCGAGGCGAAGTGTGCGGAGCTCCGGGAGATGGTAGATCAGTTCGAGGCGATCATGGACACGATCGACGACCGGCGGCTCCGGATCATTGTCAGGAACTACTACGCGTTAGGCTGGACGGATGAGCGGATCGGTGAGCAGCTGGAGCTCAGCCGGCAGCATGTGAACAGATTAAGGACGGCGTACCTGGAGGGATTATCATGAGGATACGATCACGAGGCGTGAGAGCTTTCGGAATGTGGTACAGGCCAACTATGAGCAGGTGGGCGCGTCACTGTGCTGCTGCGCGGATAAGAACGCAACGACAACCGAAGCAATTAAAATTCATGTGACAGATGTTGAGGTGCTTGCATGATTGATAAAGAGAAACTTAGAGAAGGCGTTATTTCATGTAGAGATGAACAAAACCCACCCGGATATATATGCGGAGGATGCTTGTCATGTCCATACGAACAGGAGAAGCGGGAGCATGGTGGACGCGGGTGTGTTATAGCGCTGTTGGATGACATGATGGCATTTATCGAAGAAACAGATAAAGTTATGTGACAAATGTTATTGAATGAGCACTGGGTATACTATATATTGATACCGTGCAAAGTAGCACCCAGGAGCTGAGCGGCCTGGGTGTTTTCGTTTGGCTCAGGGGTGCCGGCGCGCGGTTCGCTTCCTTCCGTAAACCGGCGGGAGGTTCATCTTTGAACGTATGTGGCAGTGGAGGGAGCCGATGAACCATTGAACAGAGCACCGGCAGTAGAATCGTTCTACACTTCGTGGGTCTGGCGAAAGTGCCGGAAGGCGTTCGCCGAATCAAAGGGCAACCTATGCGAGCGCTGCCTGAAGCGCGGGATCATTCAGCCGGGATCAAAGGAGCAGCCGCTTGAAGTGCACCACAAGATCCCGCTGACCGCGGATAATGTCACAGATCCAAATATTGCGTTATCATGGGCAAATTTGGAGCTTTTGTGCAAAAAATGCCATGATACTGAACGAGAACGACAGCAAAAGCGCTGGCGGATCGGCCCTGACGGGAGGGTCCAGGTATAGCCCCCTATTCGTCAGGATTGGTCAAAGGCGGCGCAGG